AGGTACGGCTTGGGGTCAATGTCGAGAGACTTAGCCCAGTCGGTGATCAAGGCGTTGAAGGGGTCAACCACTCCCTGGGGAATGAGCTGCTGCAAGACGGGGCCCAAGGTCTGGACGGCCATCTGCATCTGTTCCACCCTGCCGGCCTTGTTCGGCTTCCTGGCACTGCCGGCCTCGATCCTGTAGTCGAACTCACGGGCAAGCCTGTTCAGGTCCATCTCTTGGATCTGCTGCTGCCAGACTTCTGCTCCGAGAGGGCCGAGGATTGGGGCAACGTCCTGTGCTTGCAGAAGCCACCTTGCTGCCAGTGCTTCTCGTCTAGCCAAGAGACTCATGGCATCTTCGAGGACATTGGCCATGTCATCTGGCCTAACACTGATCTGCTCGGACTTCACCTGTGCTTCTGCTGCTGACCTGAACTGGTTCCTTGTCATTCCATAGACGAGTTCCGTGAGACCGACTCTTTTGTCGAACTGCTCGGACACGGCTTGGATAATGGTCCAAAGATCCTGCGTGATGTTGGGCATCTGGAACACCGACACCACATCGTTCACCGACCTGCCCAGGGTCTCGGACAGCTCCAGCATCGAGAAGCCGCCCTCTTCGTGCTTGAGGATCTGGTCCTTGATGTCATCGCCGGCGGCCTTGGAGACACCGAGGATGGTCTTGCAGGAAGTCATGATCCTGGTGGCCGCGAACGATAAGGCCCAGTTCATGAACTTGAGTTCGGGCATGCCGGGCTTCAGGTGGCTGATTGGCCACGAATACCCTGGCTTTCTGTGGAACTGGAGCGGAATGAAGGGCCAGCCGTTGTTGTCGGCATAGAACGGAATGGGCCACCGGGTCCTGGTGAACAGGCTGTTGGGAAGGCCGGACTCGTCTGGTTCTTCTAGGGCTATCTCCTTGGGGGCGTTCAAGGGAAATGGCACCCCTTCCGCCACCACGACGTAGCAGTTCTCCCCTAGACCATCGAACATCTGAGCGAACTCTTTGGGGGCACCCTTGAGAGTGTGGCCGAATCCAGTTTTAGAGTAGATCTTCCAATAGACACACAGGTCGTTGGTCTTACCGTTGCGTTTCTTGGTCTTGTAGTCCCGGTCTTCTTCCTGGGAGCGGGCGACGTAGGACTCTAGGTGCCCCTTGAGATCTTCCCTCTGGAGGCCGTACTTGCGGGCCACCTGATCGACAGGGTGGATACACCGCTTGGCACACCAGAGGATGTCTTCCTGCTCGTCGGCGTCTGGGTCCCACTGGATGTTGTCGCAAGAGTCATAGAACGAGCCGACTACCCCGAATGATTCACCTTGTTCTGTGGGCAGATCCACCAGCTCCGTCCACCAGCAGCCCAGGCCCTTGATGATGGCCTCGTCCACTACCTTTCGGGAGTGTTCTTTCAAGTTCAACTCAACGGGCGTGTAGTTCAAGTAGCTTTCCACCAGACTGCTGATGGTCCGCTTCCTCTCCTCATCGAGGCCGATCTGCTGGGATGTCTGAATGAACATCTCCACAGCCGGGTTCTGCGTGGGCATACCGGTCATGGGGTCCATCTGGGTCGGCTGGGACGGGTCGATCCCTAGGGCCATGGGGGTAACTACAGGGAACTGCCTGGGGGTGACAGTCCTGACGGGGTTGCGGGCGTAGATCACGGACCCAAACAACTTGACCGCCTCGAAAGCCTTGTTCACAGTCATCCGAAAGCTGGGCGGGGCAATCTTTGAGTAGGTTGCCGTCTTGTCCCGGTTCTTCCAAAACCAGTCACCGCCGCCGTCAAAGAAGTTCATGCCTTCCTTGGCGTCCTCGGTGAAGGGCCGCTTGTGCTTTTCGGACTGCTTGATCTTGTCCAGCCAGGAGGTGGAGATGGCCCTGAGGGCGTCTTCCATCTTCCGCTGGGTCATGCCGTCTTCGGGGACCTCAGGCAGGCCGCCACCCTCGGTGGACATGGAAGGCAGTTCAGGCTGGAGGTTCTCGTCCATTATCTACCCCGGATACAGGCAAACCACATCCCGTTGCTACCCTGAGCAACGCCTTGGTCTTGGATGGAGATCTGCCCGTAGTAGCAGCAGTTTCGGACGGCCGCCTCTGGGGTAGATGCCATGCCAATTCCTTCCATCATCCCGCCATTACCACCTAGGTGCTGAAGCCGGCCCATGCTGGCACAGGCCTCAGCTACACCCTGGGCCGTGTTAGTCATGGCCCTGACCGCGTTCTGGACTGGCTGATGCTGTTGGTGCTGCCGGCGGGGCTTCGCATGGGCTAACGCCGTCAAGCTCAAAAACATCGTGAAAGCCATAAGAGCGTTCTTCACGGGAGTCTCCTTATTTATGTACCTAGTGGTGTCCTCACGCCGCATCGGTCTTCTTGGGAGCCTTGGCCGCCTCGATCTTCTGCTTGGTCAGTAGGTTCTGGAGTTCCTTCAAAGCCTTCGTGCTGGGATGCTCCGAGTAGCAGCCCCATTGCTGGGTGTTGCCGGCCATCGGGCTCTCCGTCCAGTACGGGTCATCCCGGTGGCGGACAGAGGGCTTCTCCACAAAACCGGTGTTCTCAGCCCACACCAGGATCTTGACGGTCTGGGTGCCCGGCTTGCTGGAGATCCAGCCCATGGCACCGTCCTGTGGACTGAATGGATTTGAGTACCAGATAACAAGATCACCGACCATGAGGTCGGGAGTCTGATAGTTTGCCACGATTTCCTCCTAATAGATGGCGTCCGATCACAGACGCAACCTAAGAGGGGTCAGTCGTTCAGGCAACGGTCATGCAACCCATGTCTCTGAGTACGAGTTGGGGGATAGGTAAACTACGCTACCCCCTTGGTTCCGCTGTTTCTCGCGGTTCTTGGCCCAGGCGTACCACCAGGGCATCTCTACAGCCTGTGCAACTTTGTGATATTTGGGCTCGTAGGCACAGAGGTATCGCAGGCAGTCAACGAGGTGAAACTCACCCCGCTTGCTGGGCTCGTCTGTGACCACGGTGGTGCCGGCGACGTAGGCACACTTCTTCTTGTACCGTTTCATTTCTCGTTCCATGTTGGGGACGGAACCCCTGAGGAACCTGAGTCGGGCGGTGCCATCGGGCCTGATATGCAGCATGTTCCGAACAGCCTGGAGGCCGCCCTGGATGTCATCTGCTCCCGGGATGAAACTGGAGCCGGTGGCCTTGGAGCGGATGTTGAGGGCCGAGAGCTGCTCCGTGTACTGGTCTTGTGGGGATTTCCCGGAACCAATATCGGTCAGTCTGGCACCGTGGGCATCGATCAGGAAGGCGTAGAACTGCTGCAACTGGGCTTTCTTATGAAACTCAGCGGCAAATATGGAGGCGTTGCAGTTCCTTATGTACAGCTCGTCGTAGCACAGAACGAAGTCCTCTGAAGGCGGGACTGCTGCGAACAGGACGGCGGTGACAGTGTGGCCGGGGTCAACCACGGCGTACCTGCACCAGTCATCTGGAACTACGCTGTTCGGAAGAGTGCCCCTTTCAAGCCCGTGGACTGACAGGTTGAAGTTGGGATAGACGAGGATGGAGTCGGTGGTGAACTCGCCCTCGGAACGCTGCCTAAGAACGTCCTCTCCGACCGCCGACCACCGCTCGATCATCTTCCGCTTCTCTTCTTGATCGATATGGGGGTTGTCCAGGAACCTGAGGACAAACCGCTTAATGTCTGGGTTGCCGGTCTCTTCTGCCCTTTCGGCCCGTTCATTGAGACCTATCAAAGCCTCGTTCTTAGAGTGGGGCATAGCCGACCAGCAAAACAAACCCTTCCTGTCGGCCAGTCTTGCCTGCATCTCTGGGACCCACTGCTCGTTATTCAGGTCCTCATCGATGTGGACTCTGTTTGCCTGAAAGCCCTGAGGGGGATCTCCCTCGGAACTGAAGCAGTAGATAGTCCACCCATTAACCAACTCACAGGAGTTGAGGTAGCCTGCCGACTTCAGAAGCCAGGAGTAGTTCTTGATCAGTCTGGGTGGGATTAGTGGCGGTGCCGGCTTCGCTTCTTTGGCCCTGTCAGCGTCAACTACAGGATCAAAGGATCTCCACTGCTGGGTCTGGGCGTCCTTGATGATCTTGAAGGCCCCGGCCTTGAACAAGTAGGGGACCACTACTAGTCCGATGTGCTTCCAGTTGGCACCTACGATGACGAGATTCCCGCCCTCTTTTGGATACTTTCCTTCTACGGGATGGGTTCCAGTGGCGGCCCATGCGTCCTCGATGAATGAACAGAGTGACTTGCCGGATCGATTACCACCAATTACCAGGGCTTCACTCGCCAGCGACTGGTGAAACTCCTTCTGCCTCTCGGTTGGCCTGTAGAGTCTCAAGGACTCCATGCGCCTCTCGATCAGCTCTCCTTGCAAGGTCCGCAGCTCGTCCCTCTGGAAGCTCGAAATGGTTTGAGCTGTGGGGAGGGGGGAGACCTGCGGTTGCTGCGGATGGCGGCGACGGGCTGACATCGATGCACCTCGTTCCTCCGTGGATCAGCACGGCCTGTTCTAGCCGGCGGTCGATCTCGGCCTCCAGCTCTTCCTCGGAGTAGAGGTCGATAGGCTTTCGGGCCCCGCCTTGTTCTGTGTTCTTGGCGGCCAGCCTGACCACCATGTCTAGGATGCCGCTCCGGGTCCGGCTGCCGGGAGGGGAATCCCAGTATTGCTTCATGGCAATGCTGGCAAAGCCGTTGGTCCCACCGAAGTAGTTCATCAGGCTTTCGAGAAGCTCTGCCGTGTGGGGGATGTTCGATCCGCCGGCAATGACACGGCCCACAAACGCATCAACCGCACTGCTCTCGATCTTGTCGAGGCTTTTCTGGCGGGCCAGTTTCTTCTTGCACTTCTTGCAGGTGGTCTGGAAGACCGTGGTGCAACCCGGGGGCCTGGAGTAGTTCTTGGGAGTCAGGGGCAGGACTACCGAACAGGTGTCACACTGCCGCACTCCTGGCTGCTGGTCGCTCATGGGTTACCTGTCTAGCTGCATGACGGATGAGATCATGGGCCGCATCAGTTGGCTGGGGTCGCCCTTGTTCAGGTCAGACTGGAGGGTCCTCTCCAAGCCACGGCCAGACTGTTCCATGATCTGGTCTCCCAGGGATTGGCCACTGAGGTAGTCCATTAGCTCCTTGACAAGGCCGCCCGATGGGATTGGAGAGCTTGGATCAGGCTGTCCGGCCATGTTTGACTTGTTGTTCAGAATCTCCCAGATAAGGTCCATGTCGATTGGGCGGGAGGACTGCCTGAGCTTCATGAGATCTCTGATGGTGTCGCTCATGGCTTGCTCCTAAAAGAATCCCCCGGGGGCCCAATAGCGGGACACCCCGGAGGACACGCAACAACTCAGTTAAAGAAAGCTCGGGCGGTGGCAGCTTCAGCAGCAGCCTTCTGGGACTGGTCGGCTTCCTTGACCGCAGCCTTGGCAGCCTTACGTTCGGCCTTGCTCTCGGCAATCATGGCCCGCTTAACCTTCCGACCGGCCTGATGGGAAGCACGACGGCCAATCGGGGGGCCGCCAGCACCAGCCGGGGAGCCACCTTCTCCGACCGTGACACTCTCGGTAACGGTTACATCACCGGCACCATCAACCGTCACCGATTCCTCGACCTTCACGCCGGGAGCAACAGTGACAGCTTGATCGACCTCGACCGCTACCGGGGTGGCAGTCTTCTTGGTCTTCCGACCGTGGCAGTCAGTGCCGGCGTTGACAACACCAGCAGTCATGGAGCCAAGTACGAGAGCAACAGCAAAGATCAGATACATCTTCATGGTGGGATTCCTAGGAGGGAGGGGACTATCGAAAGACCTGCGTGCAAGCCGCTCCTACCTGACCAACTCCGATCATGGTGTAGCGACTACTGAGTATGTTTCTGCGGTGACCGGGAGATAACATCCAAGCTCTTACGGTTGCTTCCGGGGTTGGGTATCCCTTGGCGACGTTCTCCCCATAGGGGCCTTTGGAGTGGTGCATCCTTCCGGCTGCCATGACTGCCGACCAGTTTCGGGCGAACTTCATCATGGTTGGGTCAGCCTTCAACGACTGAAGCCCGTGTCTGTTTCTCTCAATGTTGGTTAGCTGGATTACTTTGATCTCGTATGGGTTGCCGATGGGCGGGGGTTTCCTGACCACCACCGGCGGCGGGCAGGAGGCTGGGGGAACTACTGGAATAACACGGTTGAGGCCGTACAGGGCGAGAGCTACTACGGCAACCCCGAAGAGGGCCCGCAGGTATTTCATCGTCGTGGGCTTTCAACCTTTGGGGTTTCCTTCTTCTGGGAGGGGACTTCGTTGTAAACCACTGCGAATACCAGATCCCGGCAGCACTCGGCCGCCACCACAGAGCCTTCTCGTTCCAGGGCGTTCTTGAGTTCTAGTAGCTGAACTACAGTGCCGATCTCCCGAGACTGCTGCTGGTTTTTCTTCCAGAGGACTGAGGACACCCAGAGGGATATAGTCTTAGTCACAAAGGGGCTGGCTAACAGCAATACCCCCACCAGCAAGATCATGTTCTGTGGAGTGGCGAAGTTCATTTGGAGTCCTTTACTAGGGCGGCAAACCTGTCAGATTGCCAGTTAATGAAGTTCTTCAGGTGCTGAAAATCAGGATACTCGGGGTCCCTCTTTTGCACCACCGATAACATCACCCGACAGTAACGCTCCATCTCCAATGCAAAGGCTTCCGTTTCCTTCCGCTTCTCCCAGCCCAACTGCTTGCGGGCGATAGTTCCTGTGATGTAGGCGTTCCACTCGTCCAAGAGGTAGGCCGGGCTTTTGTTCCAGTCTTTCCTCTGCTCCACCATGTAGAGCTTGTATATGGGGCCCCTTTGGTTCTGGGGGACGGAGTTGGCGACCTGCTCGATGGTGACCCTGGGGTGCTTGAGGACGATTCCCTTGCCGTTCCCTAGGTAGATCCCGTGCTTGGAGGTGCTGGCGTGGAGCCTGTTGGAAGCCCCGTGGGCCATCTCATGGGCCCAGGTCACCAGATCACCGGGATCAGTGGGATCTATCCAGTGGTAAGGGTTCTCCAGGCGGCAGTAGAGGTCAGTCAGGACTTCGCACTTCTGGGGTGCCGGCGTTCGGACTGGCGGACAGATCCCCGTTACAAATGGCAGGTCCGGCTTGACCACCACAGAAACAAGTTTAGGTGTAGGTGGGGGTGGGTCAGGAAGACGGACTTGTGTTGGAAAAGGTTTCGGCTGGCGGGGAGTCTTGGGCTCTTCCCGCCAGCCGAAAATAATGATCAACAGACCAACCAGAATGGCCAACCGCCCAGCGGTGACAGCTAGGGTTTCCATTCTCCAGGGTTAGGCAGCCGAGTGGCCGTAAGTGGTGTTGAGCAGCGTCCGAACCTTGCCGG